TCGTACCACTTCTTATCGAAGCGATCAAAGAACAACAGGAACAGATCGACGAACTTAAGAACAAACTGTATAAATAACAGTATATAGAATTATTAAAGAGGAAGTAGTTCAGTATGGCTACATCACTAGTAACAAGAGAGACGATCGGAGGCGGTGCAACCGTTAAGAATGCACCGCTTACGAATGCGGAGGTTGATAACAACTTTATTACTCTCGCCGATAATAAGTTAGAGGCATCAAGTAATCTGAGTGATCTTACCGATACCGCCGCTGCTAAGACCAATCTTGATCTCGCCACGATGGCCGAACAAGAATCGAATAACGTGTCGATCACCGGCGGTTCTATCTCCGGTGTGACTTTATCCTCGTCGGATACAACGATCACCGGTGGTTCGATTGGGAGTATTGATTCTCTTGGTGTAAATACTGCGGCACCGACCACAGTAGGTGAGATTAGAGCAACTGGTGATATTGTTTCTCACTTTTCCTCTGACATTAAAAACAAAGAAAATATCTCCGATATCTCGGATGCACTTGAAACGGTGACAAAGATTGGAGGCAAGACCTTCGATTGGAAAGATGAATATATAAATAGTCGAGGCGGAGAAGACGAGTACTTTGTTCAAAAGCATGACTTCGGTGTCATTGCTCAGGAAGTACAAGACGTGTTTCCTCTAGCAGTAAGAGAGCGAGAGAACGGTGAATTAGCTGTTGATTATGTTAAGTTATGCTCTCTGGCGTTTGCAGCAATTAAAGAGCTTAACGAAAAAGTTGATAGTTTAATTACACAACAAAGGAATTCATAGTCCGGGTTCGGGGGGTTCCTCTGGATTTGCTTCGGCTCTTGGATCGCCAACTGTCTCCGGTTCTGTATCGCTGAGTGGCGAACCGGGAACCGGTAACCTTGCGACGAGTATAACAGGTAACGTAAGCATAGGTTCGACTACGTTGAGTACATCTCAAATGCCAAGTCATAGTCATAATGTAACATCGTACGGTCAATACGGCGGCGCTGGCAATCGAAATATAATAGGAGGTGATGGTGCTGGACAACTCACTACACCCACAAGTAATACCGGTGGTTCTGGATCTCATAATCACAATGCTGGTCATAACTTGTCTAGTGCAATATCTGGTTCTCCAAGTATAGGAACACTATCGGGTTCAATTTCGTCTGCATCTGCATCAATTAATGTAAAATTCCAAGACTTTATTATTGCTCAGAAGGACTAATATATAGTATGACGATTGAGATAAAGGACAACTGTCCTCTAAATAAGTTTAAACCGTGTCAGAAGTTTGAGTGTGCATGGTACACGCAGATTCGCGGCACTGATCCAAACACGGGTAAAGAAGTTGATAATTATGGTTGCGCGGTTGCATGGCTTCCAATGCTTTTAATTGAAAACTCTCAACAAAGTCGTCAGACAGGAGCCGCTGTTGAATCATTTAGAAACGAGATGGTTGACGCGAATCATGCATCACAAAATCTTATGAGGGCGATTGCTCAGGTTCAGTCGAGCGACCAGCCCATTCAGAAATACATAGAATCCGGAGATAACGACAATGAGTGATAGAATCACCATTATTAATAACGATAACGGTACCGTTGATGTAAATCTTAACGGTGAAAACTTAGAGAATGTTCCTACAACCAACCTTGACCCATCTATCCACGCCGTTCAGTGGTTCGGCGATCGCGGAGAAGTTGAGTACAACGATCGTAACGAAGATATTACTGAATTCTCTGAGTTTGATATAATCATGACCGATCGTCAAACTGAGATTGATCGCTTAACGCAAGAAGCTCAAGATAACGAACCAAGTGAAGAAGAGAAGGATCGATCTCAGAGAGATAGTCTTCTTGAATTAACAGATTGGATCGTTGTTAAGTATCTTGACATTGGCGATCCCGTTCCACAGGTTTGGTCAGATTACCGACAGGCGCTTCGTGATATTACAGAACAGTCTGGATTTCCGGGCAACGTTGATTGGCCTGAAGAACCAACGACTACTCCATAATTATTTAAGTATATTATGGTTACATTTTATATTGATGAATCTTTAATGGGTGTATTTCCTGAACCCATAAGATCAGGAAAATGCATTCCGGAATACTATAAAAAGTTGAATGTCGAATCAAGTAGTAATCCACAAAGTGGCACAGCTAAACGTTGTGTTCCGTTCATGGAAGCAATTACTGCTGGTTACACAATTCCTCTATGGTCTGATCTTTTTGTTGTTGCAAAAGACGGAGAGATTGAACTTACATTTCCAAATAACTTGCCAATGAGTGAAAGTCTAGGTCACCATGGATATCATCAACTCGAAGATCATCCGGCGAGTCATTTATCATATGGCAAAGATTTAATGAAGTTTATCAATCCTTGGATTATAGAAACTCCTCCGGGTATCTCATGTCTTTTTACGACTCCAATGAATCATTTTGAGACACGGTTTAAGTTAATTGATGGTATAGTCGATACTGATACATACTATAACCAGATTAACTTTCCTTTCGTTTGGACTGGTGGAGACGGAGAGTTTTTTATTGAAAAGGGCACTCCTCTTGTACAAGTGTTTCCTTTTGTACGATATAACTTTAATAGATATCAAGTAAAACCTATCGATTATAAAAGACAAAACAAAACATCTTCAATACTTGGTACTGTTCTTCGTCACGGTTATCGCAAGTACTTCTGGCATAAAAGAAAAAAGTAATTACTAACTATTTACAAATAATACACAATGTGATACAATGAACTATTATGATATCAATATTTTGTAAACATAAAAAAATTGCCGTTGACTTTATAACCGCCGACTACAAGGCGTACGACTACTTTCCTATCGACAAGTCCAATAAGTTTATTCCTCAGTGGTGGAAGGATATACCACGAGAATATGAGAGTGATATCTTTAAGACCAAAGGAATGCGAAAAAACTCTTTGAAGAGGTGCCCGGGATTTATGGATGTGTTTCGGTATAGTTACACACTTCCTCTCTGGACAAACTGTGAAATTATAGTAGATAAACGGATTAATGAGGAAGGATACTCTACACTTGCCGCTGATGATACTTTGATTACGTCACACCCCTCTTCTCAGGCAGGTAGATTTATGCCGTCGAATTCTTTAATACACTTTAAGTTTCATAGTCCTTGGATTGGTTACTCAACAAAGAGTAGAGATTTATTATGGGACTGGGCACCTGCCGTTTGGAATAACCCGAATCTTTTAAGCAGACTCATTATTCCAACGGCCTTTCGTAATTTTAGAGGTGGTACATCAACAAACATTCATACATTTATGAATTCAGAAACCAGCGATGTGTTAAATCTTGAATCTGGTATACCAATGATTCATATGACACCGATGACTGACAGTAAAGTAGAAGTTAAGTGTCATTATGATCCTGACTGGTATAACAAAGTTAATTCTGTGTTTACTAACAATTTTTCAAAAAACGGTTCATACTACACAAGAAGAAAACACATGTAAGTCAAATTCGTATATATAATTGTACATACTTTGAAGTGAGAATCAGAATGATTGATAATTCATTACATATCCCGATCATGCATCAAAACTTTTTTAGTGATGATGACAACACAAACTACCTTACAGTCTTGAACAAAGAAGTTGATCGTCTCGTTGAATTAAATGATGACTGTTGGGGTCGGCTTGATAGTTCGAACGATACATGGTCATCGTACCCAATTAATAAGGACATTCTCTTTAATAATGAAATCTTTGATAAAATTTCAAATAAAGTAAAGGATGTAATTCTTCAGTATACCATGGGCGTTCGTACCGACACGCAACGTCATCAGGTTCATTTGATGGATTCATCGATACAATTATCCAAGTCCAATCCTAAAAAAGATTTTGAGTCGGATGATTCTCAACACTTTACTGGATACGTTTTTCTTACAGCAGAAGGACATGCGGGTAATCTTATTATTCGCAATCCTCTTGCGTCAAAGAAACGTTTTCATCACAATGGTGACAGTCCTCTTCGTGAGTATCTTATTAAACAGGTGACATCCGGTGACGTTGTGATTCTACCTTCACACATCGAACACAAAATGAGTGACTTTTCACACGAGTCCGAACTTAGACTTATTAAGTTTGGCATCACTGTTGCATAATCATGACCTCATTTGATACCGTCAAAGAGTTTGAAGAAACAATTTCAAATTACTTTGGGTCAAGATATGGTGTTGCAACTGATTCCTGTACACATGCAATTGAGTTATCTCTTCGATACGATAATATAAAGAGTACCACGTGTCCGTCGCGCACGTATCTCTCTATTCCAATGACTCTTGTTAAACTTGGTATTGACTGGTCTTTTAATGATAATGAGTGGGATTCTTATTACTACTTAGAAGATACCAGAATCATCGATGCAGCTGTTCTTTGGGAAACTAACTCCTATATTCCCGATACCTTGATGTGTCTTAGCTTTCAGTTTAGGAAACACCTTCCCATTGGAAGAGCAGGAATGATTATTACTGATGATTATGATGCATATAAATCATTAAAAGCAATGAGTTATGACGGAAGAAATAATGATCTTCCATGGTCAGAACAGGACATCGAACAAATCGGGTATCATTATTATATGACACCTGAGTCCGCAGAGTACGGATTATCTAAGTTTAACGCAGTAAAAGATATCACACCGAGGAAATGGTCGTTTCAAGACTATCCAAATCTATCCAATTTAACGATATTTAATAATGAATCTTGATAATAAACTGGTTGGATTTCCTCATGTCTATTACTTCAATATGGATGAAGAGTTAACTCGTCGTGAATACATGGAAAATCAGTTCGAGAACTATGATATAAACTACACAAGGGTAAGTAGTAATAGATTCGATGCATCAAAAGTATTAGATTGGTCAGACCTTTTATATGACTCGCAGGACATAATTAAAAATCAAAATGGTATGAATCTCAGAGTGTTAGCAAACTTTGTGAGTCATATTACTTTCCTTAAAGAATGGTACGATAATAGTAACGAGGATATTATCGTTTTGATGGAAGATGACTATGATCTTAGTCTGATAGATTACTGGCATTTCGATTGGAATTATTTTATGGATCACATACCCTTTGACTGGGACACTATCCAGTTGGGTTATGAACATTTTGAACGTGTACAGTTTTTCTTAAGCCACAAAGATTATAGGTCATTTAACTTTGGTCCCACATTAATTAATAGAAACCATGTAAAAAAAATTCTCGATCTGTATCTTTTCGACGGAAAAATTAAAGGTCGGGGTAATATCGCATATGGAATCGACGAGTCATTCATGTCTGTTGATATGTCTATCAATCATATCGGCAAAAACTATACTGTACCAATTATAACAACCAATACTAATTTTTTTCAAGATGATAATTCATCCGATGTTTTTAGAAGACACCATATAAATCGATACATATATCATTACTGGTGGAAGAATAAAAGAGATCAATTCAGGTTAGACGATTTTTTTAGAATGAACAAACCAAATGACAATGAAATGACGGAGTACTTACAAAACCATGCCTCTCGAGCACTTAGCTTCTAATGAATGGGATAATCTAAAATCAGTCATCGTTGGTGATGCCACCGGCGCACGTATACCACAACTTGACAAAAGTCTTCGTACTGTAAACTATGCGGACACACAAGATCAAAATAATATCACAGACGGTATCTATCCTAACGAAGTAATTGATCAAGCAAACGAAGACCTTGAAGTATTATCTAACTTTCTGAAAGGTGAGGATATACAGGTTCTACGTCCTACAGAAAAAGCAGAACCCGAATACTATAACTATTGTCCCCGTGATGGCGTACTTGTTTATGACGATGTGATAATCTCTACCCCTCAACCACTTCGTGCACGTAGAGGTGAAGAAAGATTTATTGAACATCACTTCGAGAATCTACCCGCGAAATATATTAAGACAACTCCTACTTTATCTGATAATCTTTACAATGAAGATTGTATCGGTGATCCAAATACTCTTGCACTTAATGAGACTGAACCTTGTTTTGATGCAGCCAATGTTCTTCGATCGAACGATGATCTTTTCTATCTCGTAAGTAATTCTGGTAATAAATCGGGGGTTGATTACTTACAAAATATTGTTGGATCTGAGAAAAAGGTGTGGACAATTGAAGGAGTGTACAGTTATATGCATCTTGATAGTACGATTGCTCTTCTGCGAGAGGGTCTGATGTTGCTGAACCCCGATCGTATCAAATCCAAGAACCAATTACCAAAACCTCTTCAGTCTTGGGATGCGATATGGTGCCCCGAGCCTGTTGATATTGGACACTACCCCGGATACAATAATGCCAGTAAGTGGGTCAGTATGAACCTTTTTTCACTCTCACCATATCATGTAGTGGTAGAAGAAAACCAACACTCACTAAGAAAAGAGTTGGAGAAACATCAGATAGAATGTACAATGCTTCCTATGAGACACGCCCGTACGCTTGGAGGTTGTTTTCACTGTGTAACACTTGATCTTATCCGAGAATCTAAGTGATATATAATACCGTAGGAAAACACGTAGGAATGATTGATAATGAGTAAAATTGGTTTTATTGGATTGGGAAAACTTGGCCTACCGTGCGCCGAAGAGATCGGTAAATCAGGACACGACGTGAAAGGATACGATATTGCTGACGTTAAATCTGATGTTGTATCAGTAAAACCTACAATTAAAGATACTGTCGCAGATTGTAATATCGTATTTGTTGCGGTACCCACTCCTCACGATGAACGATATGATGGTTCAGTACCTATCACTAACCTTGAACCTAAGGATTTCGATTATTCGATAGTTAAGGATACGATTCTAAAAGCTGATAAACATATGAATAAAGATCAGTTACTAGTATTGATCTCGACCGTTCTGCCAGGTACCACACGACGTGAGTTCGTTCCTTTAATTCACAACACTCGGTTTGCCTATAATCCATATCTTATTGCCATGGGTTCAGTCGCATGGGACATGATTAATCCAGAAATGATAATGATCGGTACCGAAGATGGTAGTCTTACTGGGGATGCAAAAGAACTGATCGATTTATATGAATCAGTTATTCAAAACAATCCTCGGTTCGAGGTCGGAACATGGGACGAGTGTGAGTGTATTAAGATTTTTTATAATACATGGATATCAACCAAGATATCACTTGTAAATATGATGCAGGACGTCGCAAATCGAATGGGTAATATCGACGTTGATGTCGTTACTGGCGCACTCTCAAAGTCAAATCTTCGAATTACTGGTCATCAGTATATGACTGCGGGTATGGGAGACGGCGGCGCATGTCATCCACGAGACAACATTGCTCTACGATATCTTGCACAGGAACTCGATCTTGGGTATGATCTCTTCGATTCAATTATGAATTCACGTGAAGTCCAAGCAAAGAATCTTGCACAGGAACTCGTAAAACATGCGGAAGAAAATGATTATCAGATCTATATTCACGGTAAAGCATATAAACCAAAGGTCCCGTATCTCGACGGAAGTTATAGTTTATTGATCGGTCACTTTTGTCAAGAAATGGATCAAACTCCTATCTACATTGATCCTTATACCGGCGATGATTATCAACCGACTACCCCTGGCGTGTTTCTTATGGCTCACTCAGCCGAGATCACATATAATTATACGACAGGAACAACGAATCACGAAGATGAGATCTATTGTAATATTCCAGAAGGAAGCATCATTATTGATCCTTGGAGAAAAATTGAAAGTAACATTAACGAGGTAATACACTATGGAAATACTAGAAACAGGTAACAGATGGTCCCACTTTAGACTTCCTAAAGTTTGGTGGTCAGATCACGAGAATCTTCTATACTACAACGAGTCTTTTAATGATCCAAAGTCTTTAGAGTGGTGGAGATCGCTTGGGTATACGCAGACAAAATTCACTGGTGACATGTACGACATGAGATCAGAAGAACCTAGTTGGATGAATGAATTTCGTGAGTATCTGCCATGGAAACACTTTTCTTGGTGTGTATACAAGATGGTTCCTGGCTGTGCACTTCCGAAACATAGTGACCTTTATGTTAGATTTAGAGAACTATATGGTATAGAGAATCCTACTAAAATACGAAGAGCCGTTGTATTTTTAGATGATTGGCAAAGCGGTCATTACTTTGATGTTGATGATAACCCTATCTTACAGTGGAAATCAGGAGAGGGTGTGATCTGGGAGTATGATGTACCACACTGCGCTGCTAATGTTGGGGTAACGAATCGTTATACATTACAGATTACCGGAGTAGTCGAGTGAATCTTTTAACCAGTGGTTAAAAGATATTATTAAAATAAACCCATGATATGTTAAACGTATTTAATAAACAAAAAAAGTTTTATTTTATTTCTGGTTTACCACGATCAGGATCAACGTTATTGTCCTCTTTGTTATCTCAAAATCCCGAAATATCTACTGGAATATCAGACCCACTTTTTGGGTATGTACAATCAATAGTTGATCATTCAAAAGATAAAACATCAAAGACTGTTGTAAGTGACGAAAAAATTCAAGATATATCTCGTGATTTATTTGATTCTTATTATAAAGAAACACAAGGAAAAATAATTTTTAACACAAATAGAGGATGGACAAATCATACTCATTTACTCAAGGATTTGTTTCCGGACTTTAAGATGATTGTATGTCTGAGAGATATACCATGGATTCTTGATAGTGTAGAAAGGTTGTATCGAAAAAATGTTTACTCGGTAACACCGATGGTTGGAGACAACTGTTCAAACGTATATGAAAGATGTCACCTAATGATGGGTAACCATTCGGAGTCTAGTGCAAAAGGATTTGTTGTTGAACCTCTTTTTGGTGTAAAAAACGCAATCGCATGTGATGAGAGTGATCATATTATGTTTTTGGATTATGATGCATTAACTAAACATCCTCAAGAAGTTATGCAGAAGATATACTCTTTTTTAGGTGAGAAAGAATACAAACATGATTTCGATAATGTACGAGCCGACTATACTGAGTATGACGAATCACTTGGTTGTGAAGATCTGCATACTATTCGAAGTAAAGTAGAGTATAAAGACAGAAAACCGGTGATACCATATGACTTATGGAATTTATATTCTCAAGAAACGATATGGAAAACAAATCCTCAGATTCTTCAAGGTAAAAACTCTATCATTTTATAAATTGGTTATGTTATATGTTTAGTATACTAAAGAAAAAATATTTTGATGTATTTTGTTACACAAATAATAGAATTGCATTTGAATATTTTCCTATAGATTATGCCAGTAACTTTATTCCTAGGTGGTGGAAGGATATACCAAATAATATTTGTTCTGATGATTTTGGACATAATCATAAATCTAAAAGAATGCCTACTATGAAGAGATGTCCCGGAGTTATAGAATATTATAAAAAAGGATTTATGTTACCTCTATGGACCGATATTGAGTTTGTTTGTCAAAATAATGAAGTTCATACTTTTTTTGCTGATCATAATACTCGATATGAATCTCACCCGGACTTTGAAAAAGGCAATTTTTTATCTGATGGAAATTGGAAACATGTAAAATTGATTTCACCGTGGATAATATCAACTTCTTCCAATATAGGGTTTAACCGTATGCAACCACATTGGAACTTAAATTACCTAAATGAAAACGTATTAATTCCTAATTCATATACAGATTACTTTTTTAATCATGCAGTTAACCCACAGATGTTCATACATACCGTGAAAAACGGAGTTACAAATATTGATGCTGGGATGCCTTTAGCTCATTTAGTTCCATTAACAGAAAAGAAAATGAAACTTCATATACTATATGATGAAGAAATAGTCAAATATTATAACCAAGTTAACCGGCCGTCGTTTATTGGAAGTTACTATACACTTAAAAAAATATATAACAAGAGTAAACAATAAAAAGATCATCTCAAATAATAGAGTTATATAAATAGTAGTATCGAACACAGATCATAAAGATGGTACTACTACGATATGATACCTAATTCAAGACAAACACTGATAGACTACTGCCTTCGCAATCTGTTCTGCCGTTTACCTTCGAGAACTCGTCGGTCAACATGTTCGATGCTCGTTATCAGATGTCACTGAACGACATGTACAACCTTGGATTCTCGGGTAATCTCGCGAACTACGTGCACGTACAAAAGTACATCAATACCGTCGACATGATGATCAACGGTACTCCGCAGGTTGAGTTTGCACGACATCAGAATAAGTTGTATCTGAACGTTGAACTTGATCGTTATCTCAGTGTCGGTGAGTACATCGTCGTCGAGGCGTATCGTATCATTGATCCCGACCAGAACACCAGCGTCTATAACGATCTGTTCCTGAAGCGATATCTGACCGCACTCATCAAACGTAACTGGGGCGTGAATCTCAAGAAGTTTGAGGGTATGGAACTTCCGGGTGGTGTCACTCTGAACGGTCAGCAGTTGTTCGACGAGGCGACCGAGGAGATTCGTCAGATCGA